GATAGTTTTAAAAGAAAAATACTAAGAGCAGAACATTCACCAATAAGAAGTTTAATTTATTGCTTCAAAATTACAAATTTAAAAAGTTGGGTTGCAACCCATTTAGTTAGACATCACGTTGGAGTGGAAAAATGGGTAAGGACTCAAAGAACGGATCGTACTGGAGTGAACAGAGACGAGCTACCACAAGGTGCAGAAGTAGAAATGGAATTAGAAGCTAATGCTCAAGCTTTAATAAATATGTCAAGAAAAAGATTATGTTCTCAAGCCTCACCAGAAACTAGAGAAGTTATGGAAGCTATGAAAGAAGAAGTTAGTAAAAGGGATAAATTCTTAGCAGAAGTAATGGTGAAAGAGTGTGTATATAGAGGTTATTGCCCTGAAATGTGGAGTTGTAATTATGATAAAACAGAACAATTTCAGCAAGAGGTGGAAGAATATAGACACCCAGTAGAAAGGTAGGAATAAAATGGATATTTTAAATTTAATTATAAAAATTTTATTGATAGCATTGCTTATTGCACAGTTAATAGTCATGGTTTATATGTTTTTTATTAACCATAAAAGATTTCAAGAAGATAAGAAATTTTGGGCTAATTTAGACGAAGAAATTCAATTATCAAAAAAGAGACTTCAACACTATTTAGACGAATGTCCAGAGGAGGTCTGTGAAGATGAACAAATTGGAAATCAAAAACAAGAGACCGGGGGTAGTATTCTCGGAGAAGGAAAAACAGAAGACAAATAGAGAAGTGCTATCTCAATATGATAAGCGAATAAATGATATGTTACACCGTATAGAATTTACAGACGCAACACCTGCGCAAGCTTATAAAATGTATATGAAATTACAAGGTTTTTTAAGAAAAAGGAGAGCCGTAAAATGCGCTTCTGGTAGAATTTATACACCTCGTACAGAAACAGGAAATTATATAATAGATGGTAAAGTAACAAAAATGAAAAAAAGTTAAGAAAAGTCTTGACTTTTTTCTTTTTATATTATATACTATGAACATAAATAGAGTAAGTCGTTTACAGGATTAAACGCAGAATATATATAATATATGATTAACTGAATCCTGTAGACCTGCGAAGGTCTATTTTTATTATAGAAGAAAGGAGGAATACAGGATGAAACTTTGGATTTATGGTAAAGTAATGTCAGGTAAAACCACATTTGCTTCACAGTTTGAAGACGCTTACATTATTTCAACTGACGGTAATGCTGAGTATACATTTGAGCCAGATAAAATATTAAGAGTTAGAAATTATAAAGAATTGAACGACGCTATTGCAAAACTAAAAGAAATAAAACCTAGTTGGGTAATAGTAGACACAACTTCATATTTGATTGACTACTTGAGATTTTACTGGTGTGATAAAAACGGAGTTGAACATGAAAGTGAAATAGCTTATAAAGGTTATACAATGCTTAGAAGTTTCTTATGGGAAAGCATTTTTACTATTGCAAACGCCTTTGACAATGTAATGTTTATCTCACACGAACAAGAAGTCATTGAAAAGAACAAATTTGGTAGAGAAATCTCTAAATTTCAACCAGTATTTGAAGAAAAACTTAGAGACCAAATGTCTGGACTTATGGGTATAATTGCCAGAACAGTCAAGTCAATAAGTGAAGATGGTACAGCTAAATATGAATTACATATTTCAAATTCTGACGATGAATTTGGTGGTTCAAGATTGGCAATCAAAAAAACTGCTATACCATTAACTAAAAAAGATTTTGATGAAAATTTCATTAAGTCTGCTTCAAAATTTGATGGTGCTAAATTAGTGTATGGTGAAGCAACTAAAGAAGATATGTATAAAACTAAATTAGAAGAAAAGAAAGAAAGCGAAGAAAAACCTAAAAGAAAATCAGTAATAGGTTAATTTGAAAGGAGAACATAAAAATGGATAGTGAAGATTTAAAAGAATTAAATGCTATATTCAAAGATATGGGTGGTGTAGATAAAGTAGAGGACTATACAAATAATTTTGATAGACTACCAGATGGAGAATATATAGGTGAAATTGAAAAGGTTTCAACAAAAAATTCAAAGAAAACTGGTAGACCAATGATGGAAGTTGTAATTGCAGTAGAAGACGGAAAGAAAGAATATCATTATTTAATGTTAGCAGGTAAAGACTTAAAAGCTACACAAACAGCTATCGCAAGAACAGTAACACAATTAAAGAAATTAGGAGTAACTGGTAGTGATGTTGGAGATTTTGTTTCAGGAGCAGAAGCTTTAGTTGGAACTAGAGTAAATATGAAAATCGAAACAAATGGAGAATTTAGAAATATAGATTTAACTCTTGCCTAAATATAAATATGGTGCCGACACAAAAGTCGGTACCATTTTTTATTTTAAATTTCTTTAAATTTCTGTTCACTTTTTGTATTTAAAACTTTCAAAAGTATGTAATAAATGTTGTAAATGTAATAAATTATTTTTCTAAATCCTCATAATATTCGTTTATTAGTTCTTGGTCTTCTCGTTTCTTTTCTACTCGATTATATTTTCCTCTTTCATCGATACTAAAATCAATCGCATTTACTTCAAATGGTACTTCTAAATCATCTACAAACACCACACGGCATTCGTCTATTTGTCGTTTGTATTCTTGAAATATAGCATTCATATAACCTTGTGCAGTTGGACTTTGTTGATGAAACCATGAATGGTTTTCAGCTGAAAGTAACGCTCCATTCTCGGCGGTCGCTCTACCTCCATCTTTTTTCATTTTTATATGATGGAAAGTTAGTTGCTTCATTCTTTTCTCTTGACCTTTACTTGTATAGTGTCTTGGCTTATCTTCTTTTCGTAAATGTAATTTTTCAATAAAGCATTCTGCTCCATAACGACGTATAAGTTCGTCTTTTGCATTTTTATTACTACTCATAATTTGACCTCCCAATTTTTTTATAATAAATAATGATATTTATATTTTTAAAATGCACATTTCTGTTCACTTTGTGAACAGTTTTATGATACAGCTTATTATAAATTTACATAATTAGAAAATTAACCTCAGTAAAATGGCTCAAAAAGAGAGAATGGCTGCATAAGCGCTTAAAATGCTCATACAGCCATTTTATGGTCTAAACAACAAGTTATATTCCTACAATATTAAAACCAGTTTACGGGCATTCTGTGCGGTCATTTTTGTTGTCTATTATATAATTTTTAATAACTTTGTGCTAATATACTTTGAATATCAATTTCTGTGTTTAATGAGCAAGTACGAAACACATAACTAGGATTATCTTGACTATCTCGAGTAAATGATGTGCATATTCCTACAGTACCAGAATTATCAAAAACCATAAACCCTACATCTACATATCCTGTTATAGCTGTTATAGTTGACGCGTCTGTGATGGTTGTACTATTACCTATCGTTCTTGATAGTGTCGTACTCGTTACCCCTATATTATTAGCCATATATATTACCTCCTTGTACTATTTTTGTTAATCTATATACTGTACTAATATCTGTAGAAGAATCTATTGAAGTTATTACATATATATGTCCGTTACTATCTGTAAATACAAATCCTACTTCAATCTCTCCAGAAATTACTGTTATATCTTTATTGCTGATAGTAGTTGTATTTTTCAAATCATTGGTTGTGTATCCTACACTGTTTCTTTCTGAGTCAGTTGAATACACAGCAGTTAAAGTTGTCGTACCTGTCACAGTTGTCACAGTTGTTGTTGGGTCATATTTGCTTCCTAAATGGTCAGTATCTCCTTCCCAATATTGAAATCTCATACCGGTTGGAGCTGGGTCAGCAGTTATATTTACAGTTGTATTTGGCATATAATATTCTGTTGAAGTACTGGTTGTGTTAATTGTTCCATTTGTAATATGAAGTTTGTATAAAGTGTCATAAGTAGCAGTTAATTCTACTCGTTTCGCTGGCATTTTAATATATTGTGGCACAGCGGGTGTTCCTGAAGTTAAAACATTAAACATACCACCGTCATATAATTCTAAATTATATAATTCAATTTCAGACGTAGCACCTTTTACCCACCTTTTAAATTGATAACGTATATTATCTGTTGGGTCCTCCATACCAAAATATATATCTACTCTTTTACCTTCATAGTAATCTCCACTGGTTCCACCACCATTTACAAGCACTTTATAAGTATCTTTTAAAGCTATACCCGGGTCGATATTAACATCATAAGGTGGTACAGTTATTGTAGTTTCCGTACTATATAAATCGTCTATGATTTCAGGCACTTCTTCTCCATTTTGTTCAAGCACACGTTTATATGCTTTCCAATAATTAAATTTATATTCTGCGTCCCAACCTTCTGCTTTTATCATTACTTCGGTTCCTTCTGGATAAGAATGTCTTGTCACCCAATGTTCCGTTGTTATGATTTCGTGAGTATCTGGGTCTTCTGTTTCAGTAGTATAACGACATTTACCATATTGATTATACATTACTACTTCATATTCTGGAATATAACCCTCTGGTACATAATTCTCTTTTATTTGAATATTTTGTGCCGGCATACGTACCGCACTTTCACTTTCATATATACCACCTGAAACATACGCTGTATCACCAGTCCATTTATAAAATTCCATACCTTGATCTGGAAACCTAGCCCTGATAGGTACGTCTACGCCTACTGCATAATTTCTTTGTTCAATCGTACCATCTTTTCTTTCTATAGATAGTGTATATGTAACAGTAGGGTCTGGTATATAATATGTAGCTTTGATGGTTATATTTCTTAATAAATTTCTTAATTGAGTTGTTTCCGCTAACGGACTATATACATCATTTGCGTCAGTTTGTAATATTCCATTTTCATATACTTCCCACTGCAAAAATTGATGTCCGGTTGGAGCTGGTTTCATTTTAATAGCGTTAATTGAATTTCTTAATAATGTAGCGCTTGTTACCCAGTCAGTTCCGTTCCATATATAACCGTCAACCATTGTGACTGTAAAATATGGAATAGGTGTATAAATTGCTGTAATTGTACTATCTTCTGAATGTGCAGTAACTCTAGTTGAAGATGAATATTGATTAGCAATAGTTGCGTCACCAGTTGTCACTTCCCAATGATTAAATTCATACGTTGCAGGAGCTGTTCCAGAATCAATATTTAATGAATTACCTTCAATAACATTTGTTGTAGTTGTACCACTATTTTTTACTACTGTAATAGCTCTCATATTATAATTTGCCGTTACAGTTCCGTTTGCGCGTCCTAATCTAACCGTAGTAGTTCTACTTGTTGCGCTACCTATACTATATAAATTTGAATAAGTCCAATGTGAGAAATCTCCCTCGTCAGCTGTTATTGAGATTGCTTGACGTTCTTTATAGTCTCCTGAGCCACTACCATTATTTACTGTTAAATGATAAGTTTCTTTAGGTCTATATTCACATGTAATTGTAGTATTAGCAGATACATAAAAACCGTAACTTGTTGATGTGCTAACTTGCACACCATCTTTTAACCACCTAACAAATAAATAATCTCCTACTTCTTCATTAGTTGAACTACTCCAATAATTTCCTGATAAAACTTGAGAAGTTGTAGTTTGTCCTCCATTATTTCTGTTCACTAATGTGACTGTATAAGTTTCATAATAATCGTATCTAGCTTCGATAGTTTTATTACTTGTACCCATTGTAACTGTATAAGAAGTTGATGTACTTAATCGAGTTGAACCTTCATACCAACCATTAAATTTATAATTACCAACAGTTGAATTAGTCGTTAGTGTCTGTGTATGTCCCTGTACTATTGAATAAGTTTCTGTACCTCCTGTATTATTTCTATTTATAACAGTCAATGTTTGTAGTGGTGCATAATGACCCGTAATAATAGCATTTCCGTCTCCTACTGTGAATGTGATTAAACTTGCGCTACCCAAACCTTCAATACTCCAATAATCAATACCTTGACTTGCGTCTGGAGGTGTAGGCACTAATGTATATGAACTATTTTGTTTTAAACCTGTAGCTTCGTTTACATCTTGTCCATTTACACGAATTAAACCGTCAATTACCTGTACGTCATTATAAGAATATCTATAACTATAATTTGCTCTAAGGCTTATGTTCACATCTGACATTTCAAAACTTTGATACGCACTATAAATATCACTTAAATATGAAGTATCTCCACTCCAACTATCAAATTCATAATGACTTGGTACACTAGCGGAAATAGAAACTTTATCTTTATAATTATATAAGCCTCCACCTGTACCATTTGTAACTGTAACACGGTGTTGGCCAGCATTTATGTAGTGTGGTTCTAATGTTACGTCACAATCAGGCATTGTAAGAATTGCAGTGGAAGGATCTTCATCACTTGTTACACCTACTATATTTTTGAGTGCTTCCGCTGTTCCAGTCCATTCATAAAATGCTTTTTCAGAAGGAGCTACATTAGCTATAATCATTATTTCATCACCAGCAAGATAAGTACCTGTACTTGGTCCACTCTCTGCTGTTGGGTCTTTATGAATTGAAATATAACCATTTGTCAATGTAAGTGTTCTTGGTATATTTGTTTCAAAATTAGCAGTAAGTTCTACCGCTCTATAAGGCATGACAAACGAGGTTTGTTGTGCCTCATAATTATCTAATAATCCTATATCTTCTGCACGACCACTCCAATATGTAAACGTTTGATATTGTGAATATTCCCCATATTCTACACCACGAATTGTCACAACTTCGTCTTCTGCTACTAATGCAGTATTTGAACCTATTTCTTCAGTTGAACCATCTGCTCTTACTACTCTTAATATTATACCTGCATTTAATGTAACTTCAAAATATTCTAATGGTAATTTAGGTTGAGTGTGTATTAACTCTAACGCATATTCTATGTCATTTGCCAAAATGTAATTTATTTGTGTAGCAGCATAAATTGTAGGCAATTCATTTGCTATTGCTGGATTACTACGGGATAATTCAACTAACAGTCTAGTGTTATTTAATATTCTATCTATTTCGCTTTTAGTCGGTATCATATCTCCAGTCCATTCTTCAAATGATGGACCAACGATTGCGATTGGTGTATGGACTATTTTTTGTTCATACATATATTCTGCACAATATGCGATATTATTTTCTATTCGGTTTAAATCTACGGCATTCCAACAACCTTTTGGATTTTCTTGGTCAGGATTAAGAGCAACGTCTTGAACATTACCGTAGGTCCTATCATAAATTGCTGGTATCCATGTTTTAGTCAAGAGCAATCACCTCCATATCTCCTTCCCATGCACCGTCAAAAGTCCAATGGTTTTGTAATATATAAACTGGCATTCTTTCCGTAAATTGGGTTTTTATGATAGCATAATCACCTGCATTTACAAGTGGTTCACCTCTTGTCTGCATAGTATATTTGAATTTTTTTCTATACCATTGTAAATATTTTCTTTTGATTTGTTCTGGGTCTTTTATTGTTCCATCTGTATTATAGTTAGGTGGGTCGTAACTCATTATTTTTGTGTCTAAGACTAAACTATCACTTGCAACATCTCTTTCTTGTATTGCTTTAACGTCTACTGGATAACCTAATATTTCTACCTTTGCATCAGTCCCAGCTACATAACCACCTAAATTTATTATTCCTCTATGTGAAAATAATGCTACGTCTACCAATGTAGCACCAGATTCATCGTCATTCGCCATTCTACCTCCGATAGGGATACAATCCCCATAAGTAACTTCTGAATTTATAGAATTACATGTTACAGTAGATATAACAGAACATTTATTATATACTTTTCCTTTCCAGTATATAGTTTCTTCTCCTGTTTCGTTTATTGTTACATAATATTTTGGTAATGAAATTTTAGATAAACTGTTCACCGTTGCAAGTTGCTCTGCTGCAGGAATACTTATAAAATCACTATAATTCCATTCATATTGGTTAGTAAATGTATTTGAATCTTCTATATCTAAACATGCAAATCTTATATGACCGTTATCTTTAATTAAAATAGTAGCACCTACAGCAAATGCTAAATATTGAATTATTTGTTTACAAGGAGCTTCCGGTACAACAGTATCTATTGTGTAAGCTGCATACTCTTTATCTTCCCATTGGTCATAAGGCAATAATGTATTATTACTATCGTAAGTTGGTCTTTTAATATGATCACTAGACCATTCTATTGAATTTAAGTCTAAACCTTCAAAAGTTAATACCGTTTCTGCTATTTCTCTTACAGTTCTAGCGTCTCCTTCATAATATTCTGCTATAAAAGTATCATCCATTATATCTAAAAGTGAACCGGTTGTGAAAGTTGCACTTTCATCTGCATTTGCTGATACGTCCATAAGTCGTAATTCTTTCCAATTATCCCATTCAATTTCTACACCAATTTGTTCTTCGTTTATTACTGGTCGACCATCGTTCATTAGCACTTTACCATTTGCGTCGTACATATACCCCCATACATTATAACCATTTCTAAATCTTACACGAGTTTGTTTATTTAATGACACATAACCATTGTTAGGGTTATCTACATTATAAATACCTCGATAATTATTCACGTCAAATTTAAACACTCTCGAAGGTAATGTATCACATACATACGAAGTTTTATCTGTATAATCCACATTCATTATTTGGTCTTGGTTTAATACTATAGTTTTACCAAACATAATAGAACTTACTCTTATTCTTCTATTTCTAAATCTAGTATTACCATATTCAATAATTAAATGATCTACTCCAGTTTGGTTTATTTTAAAATTAACAGAAGGTAAAGTATCTAATATTACTGTTCTATAAATAGGTTGTTCGTCTTCATCTACTTCACCAGTGTCTTCTTGCCATTCTATATTCATAGTATGTGTACTTAGTAAAGTGTCGTTATTATCGTAGCAACGTATAGTTATATCTTTTGGGTATCCTGTAGGCACTGCAGCATTTAATATTATTGAAAAGTTTTCAATATCATAAGAATGACTTAGTTGTACATTCATAGTAGGTTTAGTTTCAAATTCACCATTTTCGTCTGATATACTATCTGAAATATATCCGTTCACTTTTCCACTTTGATAAATGGTATATCTACCGTTTAATAACCATAAATTTTCTTCAAGTGTCGCAATGGTATTACTATTATATTTATCTATATTTGTTATTGCTGTTATGTCACATAAATCTAATTTATCAGTTGTAGTGACTTCTGATATTTGTATATTCGTGTCTGGTGTATACATTATTATTTCAATATAACCTTCTTTTCTCATTGGTGTTTTTAAGTGGTTTTCAAATTCTTGCCTGTCAATTTCTCCAGTTGTAGGATTACGATATATTGCCATAATATACCTCCTTTCCTAAAAGTTTAATAACCCATATCAATTAAATTACACTTTACATCTTTGTACCAGATTGGTCGTTTCATATATGTATTTACCTCGTTTACCCACACGGTTTCCCATTCGCAAGGGGTGGCACTAAAGTCACCCCAATAATATTTTCTGGTTACAAATGAGTCAGATTCTTCATCATAATAGGTCAAAGTGCAATAAAATTTTGCTATTTCTTTTTTCAATTCCATTACATTTACACGTGACAAATAAGGCCAATATAAATTATCAAATTTATTTAATCTTCTATTTATAACTTGAGACACTACTTGACCTTTTGCGTTTCTAGTCGATTTTACTAATTGTTCAGATAATTCATTGTATCCTATGGCAGGATTATTCACTGTATTATAATATTGACCGTCGTATGGGTAGTATTGTTCCAAATAATTTCCGTTTAGGGTCTCTAAATCTGAATTTTTTTCCGTTAATTAGTAAAAGTGGTACAAATGAATTTGTTTTGGAGCATAACCCCGGACCTTTATGTATCATAGCACTTTACCTCCTTATCTAGCATATACTTTATTATTTAGTATAGCATTACTTATTTTGTTATTAGTTTTTTCTACACTTGCTACTAAGTCTGTTCCTCTTTGTATAAATTGTCCTTGTACTCTTATTCCTTGGTTTACTACTTCTCCAATTTGCGCAACTTGTTTATTTAGTTGGTTAATTGATTCTTCTAGTCTTATATTACCTTCCGCTTTATATGCTGCACCTTGATTATATTTTGCTGGTATTACTGCTTCTCCTTTGTGTAAATAAGCTAATTGATCGTTAGGTACGTAATTTGTACCAACCGCGTAAGTAGTTGAATAAATATGAGAGGTATATTTACCTTTTTTAACTTCGTCTGCATATTTATCTTCTCCATTATATGTCCAAGTAGTAGCATGACCAAATGTAAATATCTCTTTGATAGTTTCTCCAACTCCAGTCCAGAAGCTTTGATGATCTTCTATTATTTTGTTGATATTATCCATTTCTCCTCTAAATTTCTGTTGTGTATCAGCATCTACTCCACTTAATAATGCGTCTTTTACATCTTGTCCTGATTCTCTCCATGCTTTAATTAAGTCTGCTAACTCGTCTTCAGTTACTGCGTTATAATCAACCATTTTTTGACGTTGGTCATCTGTTAAGTTTTGTAATAAGTTAGCTCTTTCTTCTTTACCAGCTTCTTTATATAATTGAATACGCTTTTTAGTAGCTTCTTCAGTTGAGTATGTGCCTTGTGCTTCTGCTACTTCAATTCTAGCAGCAGCTAATTCAAAGTTTCCAGCTTCAATGTCTTGCATAATAGATAAATCAGTTTGAGCTTTTAATAATTTTTTCTGCGCTTCTTCTAGTTTTTTACTTACTTCAGTTACGTGTTCTTGTTTTTGTGCTAAATCAGTTAAACTACTTGATAATTTTGTTTCTGAGCCTCGTAACATATCTGTTGTGAATGTACCATCTTGTGTAGCTTTTACCAATTCTTCCATACGAGTTTTACTAATACCAAGTTTTTCACCTTGTTCATATACTTTATCAGTAGAAGTTTGTAATGACTCTTTTAGAAGTTTTAGTTGCTCATCAAATAATTCAGTCTGGGTTGTCGCACCCTGTACTTGTCCTTCATAATATTCTATTTTTTGTAATTCATTGTTCATATCTCTTGCTTTAGTTTCTGCCGTTTCTAATGCTGGAGCTAACGCTGTGTTTATTAAACCTGCTACTAAACCAATCGCACCACCTATAACAGTACCTATACCCGGAGCAATAGCAGTACCAGCTATTGCAAATCCTGCTGTAGAGCCTAAAGTAGAAAGTACACCAGCACCCACATTGCTCTTTTTGTCTTCTTCTCTACCACCCATAGAATCTAATCCTAAATTATAGGCAGTATTTTTTCTCATTTTATCGTTTCCTTTTGCTAATGAAAATACACCAATTCCTACTCCTATAGCAGCAAGTAACGATTGTGCAAATAATGCACCTAAGGTTTCACCCCATGCGCCAAATGCTGTAATAGCGTCATGTCCTACAAATATACTTTTTAATGTTGTGAGTAAGCCTCCACTACCAAGTAGTGATTTAAGACCAATCCATATACCATTTCCAAACGAAGTATTAAGAAGAAATTTAGTTATTAAGGTTTTAAGTAATCCCCCAAGTTTACCTAGTAATGTTCCAGCACCTTTTAATATGCTTCCTACTACATTACCAAGAGCTTTTAGTATTGTTGGTCCAAATATTTTCAACAATTTCCAACCAATGAACAATGCTAGTAGTGTTGCTAACAATTCTTTCCAATGGTCAATTATCCATTTACCGATTGCAGTTTCTTTAAACCAATCCCAAATTTTCTTTGCGATTTTTCCTAGTAAGCTGCCTAATATTTTTAATATTTCTAATGCTACTTCTCCAAATCCTAAGTCACCTTTAATTAAACCAGCAAATAAATCACCTATCCTGTTCGCTAAGTCTTCCCATTCTTTAGATAGTTGAGGTTTGTAAATATCACCAAGTAAGTCATTTGCTGCACTATTATCTGTTCCTATATCATGAAGTTCATCAAAACTTGCGGTGACATTTCTGATTTCCTCTAACTCTCTACGCATTTTTTCAGCATTTGCACCGGCTTGGTCAAATAAATCTACTGGCATTTGTCCAAAAGCTTCTTGTATTTTCATAGAAATTATATTGAAGAAACCAATTATATTTACTAATTTTTGCGCTATCCATTCCATCATTGGTTTTATTGCTCTTTGAAAGTTAATTTTAATTACGTTCATAGTACGTTGCCATTTAACGTCATAACTACCAAAATCTTGGAAAGCACTCTTTACCCAACCTACGATTGTTCTAATTAAATTTTTCAATATATTGAATGGGTTTAGCATGCTAATTAAGCGTTTAAACCATTGTCCTATACTACGAGATATTAACTGGAATGTGTAATTTAAAATTTCAGCTAATCTTGTTTGATATTTTAATGCTTTACCGTTTTTATCTAATCCAGCATTTATGTTTCTCAATATACTATTGTTTTCTCTTAATACTGGAGATGTAAACGAAAGTCTTTTAACTAACTTACTAAACTTACCGTCTGTTTGTCCTACAACTCTATCTACCATATTCATATCAGCTAAGATAGAATCTAATACTACTTTATATTCTTCTAAGTCAGCTAATGTTTTATATGCAGCACTAGAGCCTTTTGTCACATAACCTTCATCATTAAATTGAACTTCTCCAATTTTTTCCATACCAGCTAGTTCAGTTTCTTTCATCTGAATACTAGATAATACAGATTGTAATGCTTTGTTAATATTACCTAGCGTTTGGTTTAAACCATCTGCTTGCGCACGAGATTTTTCAATAGAAGGCATACCAACAAATCCAGTAAATGCGCCTAATATTTGACGTGGTATACTTCCACCCATTTGTGCATTACGCATTTGTTTACCAGATAAGGCTTTTGCAAGAGCTTTTGTGACAGCTGTGGTATCCACTTCTCTACCCGGAGTTAATCTGATTCTTTGTTTTAACTCTGGATTCTGTTCAATACTAGACTTATTCGTTCTGTATAATTGCAAAATACGTCTCATGCCAGCTATATCACCGGTATCATTAGGGTTTCTACCATTATTCATACCCCAAGTTTTGATACGTTCTGCTGCCATTCTATCTTGTTCATCTGCATTTGCATTTATTACTTTATTGTATTCTCTAGTTGCTCCAGTTAAACGATTAAATGCGTCTTCTAGTTTGTCCCATACTGTAGTTTTTACTGGTGAAGCATAAATATTTGATTTTTCTACTTTATTTCTATATGGTGGTACGTTTCCGGTTAACCCTTTTGGTGGCACTGGACCATTTGTTACTGGACCATTTGGTTCTGTGTTTTTTGCTTTGTTTTTATTAGAAACGTTTGCTGCTTTTTGTTGAGCTTCTTCATAACTTGCGCCTGATTTGAGCGCATTCTTGAAGGCTTCACGTGCAGTTTCTTGCACCTTCTTCATTCCTTGTGCTGGTGGCAACGCAAGTAAATCAGATTTTCTACCAGATATAGCACTTAAAATTTGTCTTAATAAATCAATAACTGCATCAGCTTTTTCATTTGTGTTAAAACCAGTTGTCTCATCAGCCTTTACCGATTTTGCGACGTCTTTATTTATATCTCTATTTACTTCATCTACTTTAATATGTTTAGCTTCGTCTACGTCTTTTTTAACGTTATCCAATTTATCATAAGTCGTTTGAATCCTAGTTTCTTTTGTTCCTGTTTTTACTGCATTCGTTGTATTTTTTGTTTCAGTTGTTAATTTATC